TATGCTGCGGTCAATACGAGGTCGATGAACCCCCCTTTCTGGTCAATGCGTTGGACCAGTCGGGTGTCATGGATGTTGTAGTCAATGTATTTCTCGAAATTCTTTTCATATAGGTCATACAGGGTTCGATACTCCGAGTAGTCTATCTTCCTCTCGTTTAACTCTACATGGGCAATATAGTTCAGTTTGTATGACTCTCGTTTTTCTTGGGTGAACTTCTTATATATCTCCAACATGTCCAAGACAGCGATGCCTACAATGTCGAACAGTTGTTGGGTTTTGCCCATGATGGTTGTGGTTCTGTCGGTGAACAACCCCCACGGCGAGAACGTTTTAGCGACACGCTTACCTAGGATGTTGGTCGTCCTGTTGATCAAATAGGGAATATCGAAAAACGTGATGTTCCATCCTGTGACCACATCGGGTTTAATCTTGTTCCACAACTTCAGAAATTTTAGTATCAGGTCTTTCTCGTCCTTGCACTTGAGGTACTTGACGTTCTTGTCCTTCGGTGTGTAGTCCCCACAACTGATGGCGTAGAACACGTTGTTATACTCCAGTGTAATCGCAGATATCGGTGCGAAGGCGTCTGTGGGTGAGGGGAACCCATCGTCACTTTTCACCTCAATGTCAATGTTCGCAACACGTATGAGTGATTTGTCAAAGACGACCTTGCCCGGAAATTCTTCGTTGAGATACGTGTGGGTAAATCTAAAGTTCCCATAGATGTCAAAATTATTAACACCCTGGTATCTCTGTACAAACTGCTTAGCGTCCCGTATCGTCTGAAACTTTTTGGGTTCGACGGGAGCGTTATCTAAGGTTTTGTATTGGGACTCTAGGTCTTTTGTGGGGATATAGAGGGTCGGTGAGTATAGAACTTTCTTGAAAAACTGCTTCCCATTGTCATATCCACGTACCAACACATTATTACCTACGGCATGGGCATTTGTATAGAAGTACATTATGTGATGAGTTCTGGTCCCACCGTAAGTAACCCACTACCAAAGGCTTTGCTGTAATTGTTTTCTAGTTCTGTGACTGGAAAATACACATACATCACTTTATCCCTACCAATCGTTATCACATTTTCTTTGCTCATAGGTGCACCTGGAACCATGGCAAGTTGAGGTTGACCAGTTTTACCTGAAACCATCTGAAACGCAGCTGGTTTCTTTATTTTGTATGTTTGGTCTGTTTCTGTGACATCACCGATAATTTCCTCACCGGTCACCAATCTTACTACTTTAACGGCCATATTCTAAACTCCTGTGTTACGTTCATTTTCTAAGTATAACACAAGTATACTGAAAAGTCAACTCTAATTATTCTCTCTTATAACAGTACCATCTGGCACATTTTTGGGGCAATTACTGAAAAACCTAATATACTTCTTTCGCATATGTTTGATAGGGTCGGGTCTCATCTTTTCCCAAAGGTATTGACCACCTAATATGTATGCTTCTTTTTCTCTATGCCTATCACATTCAAATGAGGCTCTAGTCTCTCTCTGAACGTGGTGAACCAACTCATGTAACAGTTTCTCCCGATCTTGATATTTGTCGGGATTAAACGTGTCACTGAGGTAAATGGTTTTTGTGTGTGCGTCATACAATCCAAAAAATTTATCAACGTGAGTCTCTTTCAATCCAGAATAACCCGGGTGATTTTTTGTTGCTCTCTCATACAATTCCTGTTGAGGTACTAGCACAACGTTTGGGTCGTCTAAATTTTCTGTGATGTAGGGAGTATGTGTGGAAATCCACACAAACAGCAGTGCTATTAATTTTTCCATCGGCAAGCTCTTTCGTTCTTTAAGCCCTATGAAGATGAACAGCCAGAAAAGCAGGGCACTATTTTAACGTTTTAATATTTTCTCCTAATGGGTTGTTTCCATCCCTTCTATTTATACTCTATTTATACACATTACATCAGAATATGCTTATGGAAACGGCATATGATAAGAACGTAAGGATAACCAAATTCCTTCTCAACCGTTCCTCCGCAGGCGTTATTGGGTTACGGATGTGAGTTATACTTAGTGCGCCTGGAAATACTGTTTTCCTCATCTTGATGGTCTCGTAAGTACAACAATATTATAACCCTTATCAATTCTCAAATACCGCATCTGTGTTTGTTTAGCAATATCTACCCATGAAGTTGGTGTTGTATCAAGTTGTGTGTTGAAATTGATATATGTTGTGGGCAAGTCAACGGGGGTTGGTGCTTCTTTTAAATACTGTGCTTTATTCACATCGGGTGTCCACCATGACGTTTTGTTTTGACAAAACTTACTGGGTTGTAATCCAGCTTTCTTTGTGTTGCTATCCTCAAGGAAATGGAATGTGGAACAATCTTTATCTGTTACTGTACTAGCAATATGGTCAGTTGAAGTCTTTTGTGTTGTTATGAGACTTGCAACGTCAACGGTTGTCTTTGTTTGCATAATCAATTCGGCTGTCCATGATGATATTAAACCACCAGTTACCTTAGTTAAAACTCCAGAACAACCAGACAACAGAAACATACCTATAAACGTAAGCATATACAAGCTAACTAGGAACTTTCCTCTATCATTTAGTGGTGTCATTGTTTGTACTCCTTTGGAACTTTACCATAACCAACTACTCTGTCCCATTGGCGTTGTGTGTATTTATTAGTAATGTGATTTGCCTCTCTCATTCGTTGTACGAGTCTCACCGACCTACCACCAACTTGGTGATACCATCTGCTATCCTTCATCTCATCTGCTGCTGTTTCCCAATCACGGGATTTGACGGCCGCAATCATGTTCTTGAATTTACCAAATCTTGTTTGGCCAAGATTAAACGCCATGTTAAGTAGGACGTGTTGCACATCCTCTGGATACGTATAAAAATCTGAAAATGTCTTATGACAAGTTACGGTCGCTTCGTCAAGGTCTTTCAGGAAAAGCACATCGCACAATTCTTCTGATATAGTTTCGCCCACATGATAGAGGAAATTGTCCTTCGGTTCTATCAAATGACCTATACCGACGGTGGGATAACCTTCTGAATCTAGATAAACGTCAAGCCTAATGCCCTCATCATCAATTAGTTCAGTTTTCAACTGTTCTAAGTTCATAATATACTCCTTTTGTTAGAGGTTGAGGGGAACCCCGCAGCTGCCTCTCGGCAGCCGAGAGATTGGGGCTCCCCTCTGGACTCGCAGCAAAACCCCCTATTATGGACTGCGAGTCATGTTAGTTAGTCCTTCCCTTTAATGTCAACCTTGGTAGGTTTCTTTGATTCGGGAATAACATTCTCTAAAAACACCTTCAATAGTCCATTGACCATTTCGGCGTGCTTCACCTCAACATGGTCTGCTAAAGTATATGCCCGGGTAAATTCACGGTTTGAGATCCCTTTGTACAGGAACCCAAGACCCTTCTCCTCATCAGTTTCATCAACAGATTCGGACTTACCAGTAATCCGTAACGTATCACCCTCAACATTCACTTCGACTTCACTCTTACTGAAACCAGCAATTGCTAGTTCAATAACATATGTGTCATCTCCAGTTTTCTTTATGTTGTATGGGGGATAGCCCGGGATGTATTTACCAAGTTGGTTGTGGGCTGATTCCAGTTGTTCGACAACTTTGTCGAAGCCTACTGTCCACAATCCCATGTCTTTTGTATTAAAGTTTCCCAAACTCGGCCAATCTCTAAAGTTCATTAGATTATTCATTTTTATTGCCTCCTTATAAAGCAAGGTTAATATTCGTAGGAACCCACGCAGGCATTCCTACAACTGTATTATATTTATAACACACTTTACAGTAAATGGCAAGTAAATTAAACAACTGGTATTATACTCCGGTTGAGCCAAAACCATCGGAACCTCTTGTGGTATCATCAAGTTCTTCTTTCAAGTCCCATTCGATTTGGGGCACCATCTGTGGCACCATTTGTGCAATTCGGTCACCCGGATTGACACGGAAACCTTCCATTTTGTTGTGATTTATGAGGATAACCTTGATTTCACCACGATAATCACTATCAATTGTTCCGGGTGTGTTCAGAACTGTAATATGGTGTCTTGCTGCGAGTCCAGAACGGGGTCGGATTTGTAACTCAAACCCTATGGGGAGTGATACGGAAATACCACACGGAATGATTGCCATGTTGTCTTGTAGGTTAAATTTGCCTCTGGGGATGATAATAGGTTTCTCAATCGCAGCATACAGGTCCATGCCGACGGAGTGTTCTGTCTCATACGAGGGCAGTTTCACAAAGTTGGATAGCGCCTTCACACCTACCGTGACAGGTGGCTTTCTCGTTTTATATACAATACCTATTTTCTTTTTCCTATATTATACTTCGCTGAAAGAGTCCATTCTTCTTTCTCACTGAATGGTAGAATTTTTATCTGGTTCAAAGATGCCATTGGTTCGTCTTCTATCCACGGGTTCACTAATTTTACCAAGTCCCATTCGTCTAATAGGTTTGCTATGGAGTTTCTCCTAGCAATATCATTTGATGATATGTTGGTTGGTTTTCCGTCAAGGGCAAATAGTTCTTTGAAATGAACTATCGCATACTCTCCCTGTTTATGTAGAATGTGGCAAGACTGGTATAAGGTTTTCGTTTTCTTGGAAGCAACACCCATTCTTGTTAGGGTTTCTCGCACTTTTAAAAAGTCTTGTTCGTTTTCTAATGTCACTTCCACTCCCACACCTAGTTCATCAAAAACTCCCATTTAGTTGTCTCCTCTTGTGTTCTTATTGTCTGCCACCTTTGTCATTTTTATACGCAATAACTTCCAGTTCCGCATCAGTCAATATACTCAAGGCTTCCAAAGTTTTCTTATTGTTATATCCATAATACTCTTGAACTATCTTAAAGTTTTTCTGAGTGTCCTTTTTAGCCCATTCGGTAAACCTACTTTTAGGTCTAATAGTATTTAGGTAAAAATCATTCTTTAGTTTAGCAGGAATATCATAGTATTGGTTCATTTGGTTAGCAAACCAGATGGTGTCATGGAAATAGGAGAACGTTCTATGGATAAGAAAAGAGTGTGATTCAAATCCTTTTTCCATCAGGTCGGGGTCATCCGAATCACGGATGATGTCCTGACCTCTGTTAATTGCTTTCACATAATCAAACGGATTCATCTAATTCATCTAACCTTTGCCTGTCTTTTTCTTTTTGTTCTTTGATTTTCACATCCAGGAGGGTGCACCTCCTTATCGTGTGGGCAGGTTGGCCAATATAA